GAAATCCTATCATTCCTTACATACGGCTGGTCGTATCATGAGATCGTATATAAGAGGAGATCAGGGCGAACAGGAAACCCTAAGACGAACAGCAAATATGACGATGGTTTGATTGGATGGAGAAAGCTTCCTATCCGATCACAGGATTCGTTGTATCAATGGGAGTATGACGATGAAGACAACCTAATTGGCATGACGCAGATGCCGCCGCCAAATTTTGGACTTTATACGATTCCGCTGGAAAAGGCAATCCATTTCAGAACCCGATCCAGAAAAGGAAATCCAGAAGGAAGGAGTATCCTGAGAAATGCTTATCGTTCCTGGTACTTTAAAAAAGGGATTCAGGAATTTGAAGGGATCGGGATTGAAAGAGATCTCGCTGGTATACCGATGGTCACGCCACCAGAAGGTGTTGACTTGTATAATCCAGATGATCCCGAAGGCTCAAGAATGTTAACCTGGGCTTATAGTTTGGTAAAGAATGTCCGACAAGACAAAAGTGCTGGAATCGTGTTACCACCGGGATTTAAGTTCGAGCTTGTTTCCACAGGTGGAAGCAGACAGATTGATACGAACGAGATCATAACTCGTTATGATAGCCGCATAGCAATGACAACGCTTGCGGATTTTATTCTGTTGGGGCATGAACACACTGGATCATTTGCATTGTCCGATGATAAGACAGAGTTATTTGCCGTAGCGATTGGATCATACCTTGACATTATCTGTGAAGCGTTTAATAACCAAGCGATCCCAAGATTAATTGACCTGAACGGAGAACATTTCAAGGGGATCACAGACTACCCGAAGATGGTTCACGGAGATATTGAAAAGATCGACATGAACAAATTAGCACAGTACATCCAGACGATGGTTGGCACTGGTGTATTGATCCCAGACGACGAACTGGAAACATATGTTCGAGAGGCTGGTAATTTGCCACCAAAGGTATCTGAGGATGAAAGGTTCATTGATCCTGATAGAGAAGATCAGCAGACAAATGATCTTGGATCACAGGGAAATGGAAATAATGTACATCCAGAGGACAATCAAGACGTTGCCGAAGATGATGAAAAGGTACAAGAAGCCAAAAAACGTTTAGGAAGGAGCTGATTATATGTTCCTATTCCGAAAGGTTAAGAAGAGAGTACCCAAGACACCCAACGAGGTTAAAGAAGCGTTGGAGAGGTACTTAGCGAACAGCAGTCCTCAACTTGTTAAGTGGTTGGTTAGCTTCTGGAAGGATCAGCAAACAGTTTTGACTTTTAAGGAGATCAGAGAAGCAATTCAAGCTGGCTCGATCTCCAAAGAGACTGTAGAAGCGTGGCAACAGGACTATTCAAAGGTGGTTTCCGAAAAGATTGCTCCAGAAATGGTCAAAGCCATGAAGGCAGCAGCAGCCAATGAGAATAAGCTCAAGGGCATTGATATTGGATATAAATTTGATGCCGATCACTGGGCCGTTTCTGATTGGTTGGAGAATCATACAGCTGAGTTAGTAACAAACTGTACCAGAGTACAGAAAGATGCAATTCAGTCGATGATCGAAATGGGGATCAGATCACACATGAGCGATGATGAATTATCCAGATTCATACGCCCTTGCATTGGATTAACCAAGCCACAGACACAGGCAGTAAAGAAGTATTACGAAACAATCAAGGCAGAGCTGGAGAAGAAACACCCTCGAACGAAGCCAGAGAAGATCGAACAGATGGCAAGGGATAAGCAAGCGAAGTATGCTGAACGTAAGTTAAGGGAAAGAGCTAAGACGATTGCACAGACCGAAAGAGCATTTGCCTATGAGTATGGCAGATACCAGCATATAAAGAATCTTGTCGATCAGGGTATATTACCACCACAGGACAAAAAATGGTCCGCAACGGACAGTGAGAATACATGCAGCACATGTAGAGAACTGAACGGAAAAGTTGTTGGAATGGACGAAGAATTTGCCCCAGGTAAGCTACTTCCTCCGCTTCATCCGAGGTGTAAATGCTGTGTGATGTATGTCAATTCAAAATCCATGGCAGCAGAGTATGAAACAGAAGAAGATGAACTGAGAGAGTACAGCACAGAGGAAATAGAAACCCATGCTAATAAAATGTCAGAGATTGCAGACAAACATCTTGATCTTGAAAGCTCATGGAGTGGAAAGGTCGTAGTTGATGATGATTCTGGTGTTTATGGTATCCAGTGGAACGGAGATATTATAACCAGACATGAAACAGCCCCACATATTTTGTTACATGAACAGTTACACGCTAGATCAGTTACAAAATATGATCATAAAATGTATAAACAGTATGAGAACATGGAAGAGGGTTCGGTACAGTTTGCAGCACAGGAGATTAGCAAGAAAGAGAATATACAAATTCTTGAATCACAGTACGATCATATGACAGAAGCTTTAAGAAATATAAATAAAGTTGCTGGGTTATTTAAAAATGATTATGATTTTGCAATGAAGCTTATTTCTGTTCCGTTACCAGATAGGTATGACTGGCTGAATAATATGATCTATGATAAAATGATGTTATCAGGAAATATTGAAGATTATCAGAAGGTATCGCACTGGATGGAGGCTTTAGAAAATGGAAAAACATCTTGAATTAAAAGAAAGATTCGATCAGCTAATGAAACAAGATATGGATGTATCAGAACACGAACAAGAATGGTTTGAATTACTGGACGACATGCATGAATGGTTAAAGGATAAGACAATTCCGAGAAATATTCGTAGGCAGTTTGAACCTTTAGGGATGTTAGAAGTAACTATGAAAATCTGTGACGGAATCCATTATGCAAATGGAACTGGACGATATGCAAAGAAAGAAGAATGATGAAGCACAAAGCAATAGAGCAGACAGTTCAGGCAGTGCAGATCACACCTGATATTGATATTATCGCCCCTGACTGGTTCACAAAGAAAATGAATACCGAAGAAATTATGATAGATCGTGTACAGAAAGACGGAGCAACAGCCGTTATAGGATGCACGGTCTATTTTAATGCACGAAGATATAAAGGCAGCAGACTTGTTGCAAGAATAGGAGACTATGTTGTAAAAGATTCAGTCGGTCGATTAAATGTAGTTCGTAAGAATGACTTTGATCGGCTGTATAAGAAGGAGGAAGCATGAGATATTTTAACGATTATATACGATCCCCAGCACAGACACAGGACAGTATACGAAAGTCCTTGAATCGAGTAGATATTACTAAGAAGGACGAAGAAAAGCAGTACGTCTTTGGATGGGCTAAGATTGCAGTCGATGAGAATGGAAATCAGCTGATTGACCGCCAGAACGATTTAATTGATCCGGAAGAACTAGAACAGACAGCATATACCTATGTAGAGTTCTATCGTGAAGCCGGAGAGATGCACGAGCGAGGCGGTGCAGGCGTTTTAATCGAGAGTATTATATTCACTAAGGAAAAGATGAAAACTCTCGGTATAGAGGAAGGTACGTTGCCAGAGGGCTGGTGGGTTGGATTCCATATCACAGACGATGAAGTATGGGCAAAGATCAAAGACGGAACTTATACGATGTTCAGTATTGAGGGCAAAGCGAAACGTATTGAAGTCGAGGAGGAAGAATGATGGACAAATATATCGGTGCAAAATTGATTCAGGCAGAACCAGAAAGAAATCCAGTCACAAAGGAGATCACAGGATACAAGGTTGTATACCCGGATGGGTACGAATCATGGTCTCCGAAAGATGTTTTTGAAAAAGCATATATGAAAGTGGATGATAATAAAAATCTTCCATCTGGAGTAAGTATCGGGCCAGAAATGGTCGATGATTTTATTGCATCTACGGAGACAATCACGATGGGAGAGACAACAACAGTTGTTCGTTGTGTGCTTCGAAATGGTTTTGATATCGTGGAATCATCTTCGTGTGTTGATCCAAAGAATTACGATGAAAAGATCGGCAAAGATATTTGCATGGGAAGTATCAAAAACAAGATCTGGGAACTGTTAGGATTTTTGCTGCAACAGGCGTGGCAAGGAATTAACTAGGAGATGATCGCATTCTTAAGATTAAGAAATCACACCGACAGGATGAATGGATCGTGTACAATCCTGATTGCTTTGAATTGCACCATACGCACTGTAGGAATAAAAGAGTTGCGATCGCAATCAAGAAGAACGTGGAACGTAGAAGAGTTCCAACATCCAGAAATCTAAGAACCTTGGAAAGTCACATAAGACTGACAGGGAACAAGAACTATAAAAGAAAGATTCAGAATATCATTGAAGAAGTGAAATCTGAAATGAGAAACTGAAATTTATTCTAAAATTAAGTGAAATCTGAAATGAAAATAGACCATTTTGTAAAAAATGCAAATTGGTCTATTTTTTGTGTTTGAAAATGCACTTTGCGTTTTTGAAACTCGAAAAAGTGTCGTTAGAAAGGAGGAAACATGAAAACAAAAGGAAAGACAAAGCTG